AATAAGCGTTCTGTGCAGATGACTCGCAAGGTATTAAAAGAAGCCCTTGATGAGAAAAAAGTTACCGAAGAACAAGCTGCTCCTGTTAGTAGGGAGATTGATAGAATTGAAGCGGTTAATCAAGCTGAGCTAGAAAAACGTGTTAAAGAAAAGCGTATAACCGAGCAAGAAATGCTCGAGAAAAAAGCTGCTGAGCCTACATTGCGTCAAGAAGTTATCGGTACCAACGTAGTATTGCCCGGTACTAAAGATGAGATTTTGCAAAAGCGTGTAGTTAAAAAGACTGCGCCACTTACTGCTGAAGAAAAGCGTGCCAAGCTACGTGAAGAAAGCGCTGAAGGCGCTAAAGAAATGCAAGCCATTCGCAAACAGCTTGGTCTTGATAAGCCTAACCGCAAAGACGTGATTGCCGATTCTAAAGCCTATATTAAAGCGCTTGAAGAACGTATTGAAGCTAATGACAAAAAGCGCCGTATTGCCAGCCCTAGAACAGAAGCACGTAAGAAGTTTGAAGGCGTTGTTGATGCACTTACTAAAGAGCTAGAGAATGAAAAAGTTAATTTAGCTGAACAACAAAAGCTCGCTAAAGGTGAACGTGCGCTTGCCATAGCCGGTAATGAGCCTGCCCGTAAACAAAAATTAAAACCGTTAAAAAAAGGCACAGCTGATACCGCTAAAGACTTTGAAGAAGCGCTTCGTTCTGAACGTGATTATGAGCCTGAGTACAGCCCACGTGTAGGCAGAAATGAAAACGGAGACCTTGTATTTAGAAAAGGTTTAAATGAAAAAGGCACTGCGGATGTAAAAGGCACGGCGTTAATTGCTGACGGCTTTAGAACAAAGTTGCCTGAAGGTGTTAAGTTTGAATACGCTGATACAGCCGAAGCATTACCTGATTATGTTAAAGCTGAAGTTGGCGCAGATAACTTAGTTGATATGAAAGGCGCTGTATTAAGAGACGGCACTATAGTTGCTGTAGGCGATAGACACACAAATCTACAAGATTTTCAAAGCACGCTAGCCCATGAATCTATTGGTCACTACGCTGTAGACCGATTGCTTGGTAAAAAAGGTTTGGTAGATTTAGGACGCAAGATAGAAGCCCGAGAAGGCGGTATTATTCGCATGGCTAGAGAGATGGGCGTGCTTGACGATGTGATGAAAGCAGTACGTGATGCACGTAGGGATAACCCTAAACTGACTCCTGAGAATGAAATGATTGTTTCTTTGCGTGAGATGATTGCGCACGTAACTGAAAAACCAGCAGAAACAAACATGGTTCGCCGTTCTATTCGTTTCCTTAAAGAATTAATGGGCGCAGTTAAAAAATGGCTAGGCTTAGATAAATACATGAAAGCTAGCGATGCGGATATTTATGCATTAATTAAGCGTTCTAAAAAAGAGTTTGAAGCCGGCAGACTGCCTATTGGCGAAATTGGTTTAGAACCTGCATACCGCAAAGCCAAGTTTGAAAATGAGAATGATCCGCTAGCGCAGTTGGCTGGACAGTTAGTTGCTAAGCCTAAAGGTGTTAAAGAATCTTTGAAAGGCAACCTAGCTGCTTTTAATACGCAGTTTGTTGACCGCTTAGCCCCGCTTAAAGAAATTTGGCGTCGTATGGGTGAAACAGGCCCAGCTTCGCAAATGATTTACAACTTGTTAATGCACGGTCAACGCACAAATATTACCAGCGAAACTGTTGTTAACGGCGCTCGTGTGTTTGCTAAAGACCCAATAACAGGCGAAATGACCATTCGTGCTTCCGGCGGTCCGGGTATGAAACAAGTATTGCAAGAATTACTGCAATCTACTAAGGGTAATCCTCAAGCACTTAATGAGATGTTTACTGCCTATGCTGCGGCTAAACGTGCTGAAGTTGTTGGATATAGAAAGCTGTTAGCCGATGGCGAAATAAGCGCTAATATTACTCCAGCTATGTTAGAAGCCGCTAAGAAATCAGGTGATGCTGATCCGGCTTTTGCTAATGCGTTTAAAACATATCAAGAATACAACAATGGTTTAATTGATAACTTAGCACAGTCAGGATACATTTCCACCGCTAAAGCTGCCGAGTTTAAAAACAAAAACTATATTCCATACTATCGTTCACGTGGTGGTAATGTAGATTTAATTATTGGTTCTGAAAGCCCTATCCGTATTGGTACATTAAAAGACCAACCTTACTTACATGAGTTGGTTGGCGGCGACCAAAAGATTCAAGACTTTTTTAAGTCGTCGGTACAAAACACCAACATGATTACCGAAATGGCTTTGCGTAATAACGCAACTGCCAGCGTAGCTAGAACTCTTCAAGACTTGGGTATCGCTGAGATTCGTAAAGGTGAGGGCGCTATGGGGCCCGATATTATTCGTTTTAAAAGCAACGGCAAAGACTACCACGCCATCATTGATACCTCTAAGAATGCGGAGTTTAGTGATATTAGCCCACAACTTTTAGTTAAGGGTATGGAAGGTATTCCAACCCAACTTCCGGGTATTGTGCGTTTGATGGGTATTCCAGCTAATTGGCTTCGTAAGGGCGTTACACGCAATCCTTTTTACGCCTACAAACAGTTAGTTCGTGATCCAATGTCCGCTTGGCTAACAACAGGCGGTAATTTTGTACCTATGCTAGATGCGCTAAAAGAAGTTAACAAGTCACTACAAGGCAGATCTACAACATCCAAACACTTGCAAGAATCCGGTATTTTGGGTGGAGAAATTTATACAGGTCGTGCAGAAGACTTAAATCAAATTGTTACTCGTCTGCAATCAGGTAAGGCTAACGTAACCGGTGCTTTGGCTTTCATGGATAAGATGGCAACTGAGGCAGATGCTTCTACTCGTTCAGTTCTTTATGATAGTTTCCGCAAGCAAGGCTTGACGGATATGCAGGCACAAATTGCCACAATGGAGTCCATGAACTTCAATACTCGTGGCGCTTCTCCATCTATGCACTGGGTTAACACAATGGTGCCGTTTTTTAATTCGGCAATCCAAGGCTACAACGTAATGTACAAAGCGTTTACTGGCAAGATGCCATACGCCAAAAAACTAGACTTGCAAAACAAGTTAATAAAGCGTGGCACCATGATTGCTGGTATGTCGGTTTTGTATGCAATCGCACAACAAGATAATGACGCTTATAAAAATGCTACGCCTGAAAGTATATGAATTGGTTTGTACCGGGGATGGGTAAGGATGGTAAAGAAGCGTTTAGATTACCTATACCATTTGAAGCGGGCTATATTTTTAAAGCACTGCCCGAAGCCGTAGTAAACATGGCTTATAGTGATGAGAAAGCTAGAGAAGGTCTTGATGCAATTAAAACTGTGTTGAACGCTACTAATCCGTTGGGTGTTCCTACAGCTATCAAAGCGCCTATTGAACTGGCTATGAACCGTTCTTTGTATACAGGGCGTGATATTGAGAGCAAGCGTATACAAGAGATGGAACCCGGTAAGCGTGCATACGACACAACTAGCGAGCCTGCTAAGATACTTGGCGATATGCTAGGGATTTCCCCTATCAAGTTGGATTACTTGGCTAAGAGCTATCTAGGCGGTATCTTTACAACAGTTGCTTCTGTGGTTAACCCTATGCTTGTTTCTAGCGAAAATGTAAAGCCTGACGGCACAATGGCTGACTTACCTGTGTTTGGTCAGATGTTCCAGCCCGAAGATGCTGGCGGCATTACTATGCGTGCCTACGACGTATTACAAAAAGCGGCGCAAAGATCAGCTACATACAAAGATTTAGTTGAGAAGGGTGCCACTAAAGAAGCCGAAGCGTACGGTAAAACGTACGAACAAGAAATCGGTGTTGGTAATATGGCGGCTACCATGAAGGCTAATTTAGATGCGTTATCAGGTGAAATACGTAAAGTTAAAGAACAGCGTTTACCCCCCGGCATGAGACCACAGCAGTTTGCGATTCAAAAACGTCAACAGTTAACTCAGCTGCAGCAACAACGTGCTCAGTTAGCGCAAGATTTTCTTAAGCAAGTCGCCGAAACAAAACGCCAATCTTCCCGTTAATAATACCTAGTTCGGCTTTGGCTTTAACTTGGTGATAGACGGCGGCTTTTAATCCGGCTTCTCGGGTTTCGGATAGTTTTAATGAAGGAACGAAGAACGCCCCTTGTGGGGGCGTTGTAAGCCAAGGGTAATGCACTCTAACTTTCCTGCTCATCTTCTTCGTCTATACGGCGACTGATCTGCATCACGTTTACACGCATACTTGGGCCTTTAGTCTTAGACAACATGTTTTTCTTTTCTATGTAGCTAACCTTAAAGCCTTTGAGCGCTTCCATCTGCTTTTTAAATACAGAATACCCAAAACTCATTGACACACAATGCGACCGCAAAAGTTGTTCTTCAATATAGTAATCAATCCATCCGGGGTTTAATCCCCTATCAATACGCCCAGCCACCTGTGAACGAGTAATAGATTGGTCAACAATACCGCCTTCACCTAACGTAGCCTCTAACACGCCATTGAAATTTTTAACCACAATAAACTTGCCATAGTTCTCACGAGTATAGGCATTAAGCACATCTTCCGCAGACTTTTTAGAGCCGAACACTACAGCACGCGCTCTATCAACCATTCCACGAAGGACTTCAATGACAGGCTTAACAGGTATATCAATAATATTGGCAAACTTACTGCCAAGAAGAACGGTAACACTAACAACAGCAGCATTTCCAGCGCTCCAGTAGCGTTCATCATTTGTCGTATTGAACTCTTTTTTGAGCATCTCGTGTGTCTTTTTAAATACATCCTTAACAGTCTCCTGGTTTTGTACCATCCAAGTAATAAGAACATCGCCCACTACACCATAGTTAGTTTTAAGTTGGTCTAGGATTAAAGACTCCGCATCGTTCCATTCCAGCTTAACTGTTGGGCATTCCTCTAATACACGAAGCATTTCAGCCTGAGAAGCGTGCTTACGCATACCGCCCAAGAAGTCAAACACGTGAGTATTAGAAGTTAATAAAGCTGTAGATTTCCAGTTCAGTACGTTAAGGCGTTCTTTATTGGCGTTGCTCTCCATACGCTCTTTGCCTTTACCTTGTGATTGGTCTAGGAGGAATGTAGGAAGCCACTCAAAGTCGCCTCGGTTTTTAGCGGTAATCTCGTCAGTTACTAAAGGCAAGCTACCTAATATACCCTGACGTTGTTGCAAAGCTACCGCAGATGTTGCCTGACCTACACGATACATACCGGGCTGACCGAAGAAACTTTCAGCAATAGATAGCGCCAGCGATTTACCTGTACCTGAATCGCTAGAACCTAAGTGATAAGTCATACCGTTAAAGCCCGAGAACTCCATAAGCAACGATGCAGGTCCGACTAAGCCCATTGTTAAAATATTCCAAATTTCCCGCTTGATAAATAAATTAATAACATCTCTCCAACCATCTACTGTTCCGGCTGGTTGGGTGTGCTGATTGACGTTTTCAAGTCCGGGGGTAGGAACAAATATTTTCTTTCCTGATGGGGTGTAGATGTGACTGTTGTATACAAAAGTTTTATCTTCTTGCCATCCGCAGTTATTAGGAATCTTAATTGCTTTTTTATTAGCGCTAGCCTGTTCAACGCAAGCACGTACATAGTCAGACAGGTTCTTATCGTTACCGGCACCAAATGCGGCAATAATATTTTGATTTGCTAAAGCTTTAACCGTCTCGTCTTTGCTTACCACAGCACGTTGTGGGAGCAAAATATCAATCGCCCCTTCGGGTCTACACGCAACCATATGAACAATGTGATCGCCGTTGCGGTTTAATATATCTACCACAAACATGTCGTACGGCAATAGCATAATCTGTTTACGAGTTTTATTGCCTTGAGAGTCTTCTTCAGTTTTATCGACGTAGATACCCCCGTTTTGTCCGTAGCTATATCCTCTTGGTGGGACTGGTTTAGTAACTGTAGGTACTACAATTTCTTCTGCTTCTTCCACAGCCATGCGTTCCATGACTATTTCTTTCTCGGTGTTATCCGTCTTTAGTTCCCTGCCCCAAATTAATGGGTTAGTTATTTTGCCAAAGTGCGGACAGCCTGTGCAGATGCCGGGGTTTACTTCGTCTAGTTTCAAACAAGGACTTGGGCCCTTAGTGCTACTCCATTTAGTGTTGATGCGGTCTTCATCGTATGGGTGCATAGCACCTAACTTTTGCGCCCACTCGTAACCGTCATCGCATTTTTTAGCCCATGACACTATATTGAAGAACAACGGCTCCATGCCATCATCGGATGCACGCTCTTGGTAATGTTTTAATTGCGCACAGCCGTCAGCTTTTTCAATTATGTTTTTGAAGAAAGTGCTTGAGTTTTCAAGAAGCTTGACACTGGTTGCCCCTGTTGCTTTAGGGCGAGTTCCGGGGATGTTAAGGGAAGCGGTCTCTTCGTATGTAACAGTTAGCTGATCTTTAATTATGGCGTTGATTTGCTCAAGATCAAAAGTCTTGCCTTCTACTTTAATGCGAACACGACGTGGCTTTTCTTTTTTATAGTTGTTGGTGTCGGGCACCCGTAGTACTCTAGATGCGTCGCCTGTTACACCAAAGTCTATATTAAAGCCGTTCTGCTTGCAAAGTCTTTTAAGATTCTCAGCAACGGGTTTCCAAACTGAAATGTCAGCGTCTTCATTTAAAGGCCAGTAAACGTGTAATCCACCACCGCTATCGTTGACGTATGGCTCGCCTAGGTCTATTAGCAAAGTTTTGGACAAAAAGGTACCCAATGCCGCCGCAGCCGCCTGTTTACTATCATAGTCTTTTCCATCGCCACAATCAATATCTAAAAATAACGAACGCATCTTGACAGCGTTCTTAGAAAGCCTACTAGATTCTCCAAATGATGCTAATGCAAAATACGCATCCAAGCCTTGCCGACTAAAATCAACGGCGACTTTATATAGGCTGTCAATGTCATCGACAAAGACATGTTCTTTTTTGTCTGTACTTAGTTCACAGGCGCAATACTTACCTGAAGACGGAAGCACAGTCGCTAGGAATTCCTGCGACTTCATAGTAACCCCTTAAATTAATTAACTCGTTTGTACAATCTATCTACAATCTCTTGCTGAAAGTTTTCCGGCATGCTAGTACCTAGCATCAAAAAGCGCTCAGCGTAGTTAACTAATTCTCGGTCGGTTAATGTGCGTGGGTTAATTGGTGATGTTACTTGCTCTTGTTGCATTTTCTCATTGCCTCCTCTGCGGTATTGCTTGTTTGTAGGATGGCCAGTAAATTCTCTACACTCTTGCGGTATGCTGGCGATACTTCTGAACCACCAAACCAGTTATAAATAGACTGACGTGTTGCTCCGGTGTAATCGGATATTTTTATTACTGGGAAGTCGAGCTTGACCGCCCATCTTCCTAATAAATTTCCTAAGGACTTAGGAGCCTTAGCTGTTTCTGCAATTATCTTGTCTGAATACGGCATTGTTATTTTTCTCGTTAGTTAAGGGTGGGGTACTTGCGTGATGTGAAGGAGCCATCTTTGTAAGACGGACATACAGGTTATTTAAAGTCGCCGAGCCGACCCACGTTTTCCCCCAAAACATTACTCGTCGTCTGTTTCCCACTCGCCAATTACTTCTGCCAGCTTACCGGCTTTCTTAGCTGGTACTGCATTTGGTTTGGTAACAGGCTTACGTACTTCGGGTTCATCGACTTCTTCAGATGCTTCTGCTTTAGCTTTTGGTTTAGCGCCTTCTATCTTTAGTGGCTCGTCTTTCTTCTTAGCCACGCTCATTGTGATAGCGTTCTTAGCTTCAGCAGATTGACCCTTCTTCGCACAAATCTCGTACTCATCATCGGTCAACCAACGCATAGGTTGGAAGAACAACTTAGGTACTGCGGCTTTAGTATCAAAACGCATACGAGTAACAAGGGTCTCAGGGTTAATGCTTTGAGCCGCCAAGTAACGGGCATATGCTTGAAGTGGGCGTTTGTCCCCATCTTCTTTACCAAAGATAGAAGTAGCCGCTAGAGTTAACTGCATAATGTCGCCTTCTATATCGTTAGCTAGTACAACTGCTAAACGCTGGCTAAAACGGCAAGCACGAGAATCACCTAGACCTGAGCCTTTGGCATTTTGTGGGCAGTTAGCGCATGACGGTGCTTGTGGCGCATCAATGCTTGCGTCAGGTAAATCACCATCAGCAGACCAGCAAGTAGGTGCTGAATTAGCGCCTTCTTCATACGTACCCGCATAGTAGGTACGGCTAATCTTCGGGGCAGCTTGAACAATAACTACGTCAAGATGACGGTCATCAATAGCGGCAATTTCTTTACCGCCAGCAATCAAACGGAATACTCCGCCTTTCGTTGAGATACGTTTTTGTGAGACCCCAACACCGCCAGCCAAACTCTTAGCTAGTGAAGATAGTTCTGCGCTCTTAGCAAACGCTGGTAATTTTGAGGGGTTAAATGTAGTGAGTTCACTCATTTGTTTTATTTCCTTATTTAGTAGGTTTACGAACTGTTACTGCAAAATCTTGTAAAGAGTTTAACCCTGCTGGAACTAACCCCGGGTTTTCCTCTAGAAACAATGCCATGTTCTTCTGCGATATTCTGCGTTCAAACAAATCTAAAGCATCGTTATTTACAACAAACTCTTTAAATGAATCCCAATCGTCTGTGTAGTAACGAACCTTCTGCGACAAGATAATCGTGCCTTCATCAGTTTTCACCGAGTTAGTACCAAGCGCTACCATTGCATCTTTCATAGCGTTTTTTAATTCATCTTGTTGCGCTTTGAGCTTTTCTACTTCACTTTCGTATTCACGAGTTAGCTCTTGAACTCTTGAATATATCTTTCTATAAATTCTCGCTAGCTTATCTAGCGGTACTACATCTATTTCATCAGACATTTGATTTCTCCTTTCAACGTCTATGTCAAATACTTTACAACAATAGAGGCACGAACACAACCCAAACTAGGGTTTTTGTTTTTACTGATTTACTTCTTCTTTATACAAGCTTAACAGAATATCGTGTCCTCGTACCCGCTTTTCTAGCTGGGCAAACATCTTCTTTTCTATCTCGCTACCTTGTAAGTGTATCACAGTAACTTTAGTGGAATCTTGACCAATTCGGTCAGCTCTAGCAATACACTGCAAGTATGTTTCAACCGACATTACAGGCCCATAAAAGACTACTGTATCAGCCGCAGTTAGCGTTACGCCATGAGATGCGGCTTGGGGTTGGACTACTAGTATACGAGGCTCAGGAAGCGTTTGGAAGCGTTTGAATATATCTGTGCGCTTACTTACAGAAACATCCCCATGAATAACCTCGGATGCTACGTTGTGCTTTAGCAAATGGTTGTGGATAGTATCTATGCTGTGGCGGAAAGGCGCAAAAACAATAACTTTACGGTTGGTTTCCTCTAGTACTTCCAGTAGTACTGATAAGCGTGGAGCGCAGTCAAACTCCACAACTTCTTGCCCATCTGTATAAGCCGCACCCGCAGAAATCTGTAGTAGTTTAGATACACCAGCCGCCGCATTAACTGCAGTAATAGTTTCACCAGCCGCTTCCATAACCATCTTATCTTTGAGCATCCTGTAGTACTTAACTTGCTGAGGTGTAAGCGGTATTTCTCGGGTCTCTGTAAGGACTGGGGGCAGGTCGGTACACTCTTCTTTAGTAAACCGAATGGCGGGTTGTAGCGCCTCAAAAACAGCTTCAGCCGCACCTTTCTTTGGAACCCACTTAAACTGGGTTAATTTTTGCATAGTCTTATCTCGCCATGCAGTAGCGAATTTGGGAACTCCTGAGGGATTAACTAGCCTAGCCAAGCCGTACGCATCCACAGGCGATTGTGAAGCTGGCGTACCCGTCATCATCCACAGTAGGCTGTTGGGGTGCAGAATTTTATTTAAAGACTTCCAGCGTTTCGTGGCAGGATTCTTGTAGGCATTGGCTTCATCCACAATAATTAAGTCAAACTTGCCGTTGGCTACTACCTCGTCAGCTATCAGATTTAAACCGTCATAGTTCACTACTACAAACTCATAGTCACCTTGTACCATTTCTATACGGCGGGTTGCTTGCGAATGGTGGGCTACTATGATTGATCTGTGTATTATGCTTTTGCCAACACCATTCATCCAAGCATCGTGCATGATTGATAGCGGGCATAAGATTAAACAACGGCGCACTTTTCCTAACTTCATAAGATAGTCAGCCGCCCACAATGCGCTAAGTGTTTTCCCTGTGCCGGGGTCATTAAACACAAAGGCTCTAGGATGTAGTGTCAAAAACTCTGCGGTTTCTGTTTGATGCTCAAACGGCTTATACATCCCCGGCCAGTTGTACTTAGCGCGGATGGGTGAAGGTACGTTCTTAACACCTAGGTTGCGGAGCACACGCACTTCGTCTAACCCCCATTTCACAGCTATCTTAGATACTCCGTCTTGCTCACCTACAATGGCGTGTTTAGGAATAATAGAATACTTCTCGGGATTACGAGTGGTAAACACCAGCGCTTTATCTTCAATTATCTGCATGTTTTTTCATCCTGTATACCAGACCGCTATTGCCATCTGGGGCGGTGACAATTCTATGATGCTCAATTAGTTCTTGATTGGCTAGACGCAGTAATGCTGCTTTCCAAAATTGGTCATCAAACTCTTCGGCTGGAACCCATTCGTTACCCCAGCGTACTTGCCACATAGCTTCTAAAACGTGTACGGGTGTGTCCATTGTGCTGTTATATGGTGCAGTTAACACCCTACCAAAGTCTTCAAATAAACTCTTTAGTAATTCCATAGGGTGCTCCTACCTACCGCAGTATTACACGAACCTGTAGTATTCAATGCTGTAATTTTTAGCATTTTATTTTCCTTTCGTTGTTATCAGTATTATTTTTTGTTATCTGACATATTGGCTTTAGGAGATCGCAGTCTGAGGTTGCCTGACGTTGATTTGCCCCCAGCTTTTAGGGGTTTCACATGGTCAATGTGTTTGCCCTTGCGGTCGATACCTTCTTTGTCGTACTTACGTCTTGCACGCTGGCGCTCGAGTTGATCTTCGGTTTCACCGCTTGCTTTCTGTAACTTGTATGCGTGTTTAAAATCACGCTTGCCGTTTTTTTGTGTCATCTTTTTTTCCTTTTGACGAATTGCATGAGCGACATAAAATCTGATAGTTGGCTCTCTCTGCGTGGAAATGTTGCCATGCTTTTAAAACATTCGGGTCTTTTATAACCCACCCAATCCCACTATTATCGTTGGTAATCTCAATGTTGGGTTCAGTATCTATAAAACTTTTTGCAATCATTACGAACGGCACATAGCGATGGTCAACTGTTAAGTCTTTAGTAGCCCCGCAATGTACGCAGAGAGGGGCCCATTGTTTTTTAAATGCGTCTAGCTGGTATTGAATTGCCGCCCGTAGTGCTGGCGTTCTGTTGTCTGTTTCGGATATTGCTTTGCGCCAAGACCAAATCTCGTAGTTGACTCCGTCTTTTGACACACCTAGGCAACGAGTTTCTTTAGGGGTGCGGGGGTTTAACATCTTTTTGTAGTACGGAAAGCTCCACCCAGTAAGTAAGTTAACGCTAACTACATCTTCTTCGGCAAAGTCAACACCCATAGCGTAGCTATCTAAGATGTCACGTATTTTCTCTAAACGACCTATTTTACTCATGCTAGTGGTTAGGGTGAAATTCACAGGTTTTGACCTGACACCACCCACATAACGGAGTGCTTGTGGGGTTCCATATATTATTCTTGTAGCTTGCTTTAAGTTTGTTTACACGCTCTCTATACAACTGCCAATGAAAATCTTTTTGGTCAGCAATCATTTTGCTCTTAACCATGCTACCTTTAACAACAAACAGTAATGAAGAATTAACTTGGCGGATATGTGGGAAATGCGCAAACACCATCAGCGACATCAAAATTAGCTGGTCACGATCGGGGTATTTATCGTTGCCTGTTTTGTAATCAACTACCCAAGCCTTTAAGCCATCGTCGTCTATGATAACTAAGTCAGCAATACCTCTAGCCCACACGTCGTCATCACCAAAGCCACATGGTGTTAAGTCTTCCTTTACACCCATTTCTAACTCAGGAAACTTTCTACCTTTTATTTTCATTAGGCTTTCCATAATGGGTTCCATAAAAGAATATTCGGGCGGAAGGGGTGTGCCGTTTTTAACATAAAGCTCTGCCGCTTCATGTACTTGCTTACCGTATTTGGTGTGTATGGTTTCTTGAAATGGGTAGTTCTTTAAAACCTTAACCTCGTGGAACCGCCTAGCGCATCCCTCGTAGTCTTTAAGCCCTGAGTGGCTCCACTTGATTGGTTTAATTTCCATACTTACTTTTCTTTCCTTCGCTCCAAAAGGTAAATGCTTTTCGGATTGCTTCGTATTCGGTATCGGCTCTAAATGTTATGGGGCGATTGCTTTTAGGCTCAAACAGTTGGACTATGCTGTAATCCATATTGCGGTCAGTACCTACACCATACCCAGCTAGCTGCATAACATCAACCATAGTCTGTTCTTCAAGGCTCCATGTACTCATTTCGCATCTCCATATCGTTTAGCATAGCTTGATTCTGCGTCAAGTGGTATGCCCTTCATATACTGCGGTTCCATGACCATTTGTGCGTGTACCCATTGTTCTGCTTCTTCTACTTCTTCATCAGGCACAAGCACTACAACTTCGTCATGCACAGTCAATACACAAGGGTATCTCTCTTGTATTCTCAACATCCCATCAGTCATCACACAACGGGCAACGGCCTGAACAATGTTTTCTACCAGCTTACCGCCGTATAGTTTTTTATTGTCAGACCCATACACCCACTGAGCGTTCTCTAACCTTAAATCAGGATAACGCAAAGCCAAACCACTAGGTAATATTATACGCTCTTTCTCAAACTTTAGACATTTATATTCGTATGGTTTCCCTTTAGCCAAACTGTATTCTATTAAGCTGTTACACAACTTCCAAAAGGTGACTACTGGATGCGACTTATCTCGATAAATTTCAATAATTTTTTTAGCGGCTAGGCTATGGATAAGAAGCTCTTTCTCTGTGCAAGTGTGTGGTATTTTGTGAAGCAATTCCATGTTGCGTTCCCAAGCCATAAAGTCTGATACGTCTTGTTGAGTTACCCCAAGTTGTTTAGCAAACTCTTTATCGTACATGGTAGGTGGTGCGCCTAGAAAACCCGTCAACAACTGCGCAGAAAAACTGGCCCAGCCCATGCCATAGCCACAACCTAACAACGCTGATTTCGCACTTTGCCTGAGTTCCGGATGGCTATTCTTGCTAAGGTCGGGGATGCCAAACATCTGAGCACCGAACGCCGCATACGCATCTTTGCCTGACGAGAAAATATCGAGTAGTGATTGGTAGTCTGCAAGGTACGCAAGAACCCTTGGCTCAATTTGGGACAAGTCGCAGACCACAAGGGAATAACTTTTCGGCGCTTTAATAGCTTTACGTAAGAAAGAGTTCCGTTTAAGGTTTTGTAGATTAAGCCCCGAACCCTTGCTCGCCGACCAACGACCTGTGTGTGCGCCATAGTAGTTGAGCGGGACAGGAAGCGTGCCTCGTTCCGATATATCTGCAAATCTCTGCGCCCTTGTGCGTTCAAGCGTTGATTTAACTTTGAGCCTTGCTTCGCAAATAAGGGCAACATCGTCATTACTACTGTTAAGCAACGCTTGGAAGAGGGCATCGTTCTTAGCGAACGCATAAGCTTCCTTGCCAGTCGTTTTGCTGATTTTACGTGGTGGATTAACTCCAAGTCCTTTAAGTACTTCAGCAAATTTATCGTTACTAGCAAGCGCCGTTTCATCAACGTCAACTTTTTTAAGTAGCGCTTCCCTCTTCGTCCTCTCATCATTGATTGCTTCATTTAGCATCTCCTTATCTAACTCAAGCGTGGGGAATATAAACATCTTAAGAGTCATGTCTATTAACTTTAATTCACTCTCGGGAAAACCACCTTCTACTTCAACCAGTAGGTTCTTGTATATCTGCGCACACAACTCTACATCGTGCTCACAATAAGTAGCTAACTCTACTTCCATTTCATAAGTGATTTCAGAAAGGCCATTAGTGCTATGTACAGCTTGTCCTTTAGGCGGTAGCCCGTAGTGTTCAGCCAATGTAGCCAAGCTATTGCCAACTTCCACACCCCGTAAAGCACGAGCCATAGAAAGAGAGTCAAGAATAAAAGCTGGATTAGCGCCATAGCGCCAACATAAAATAGCAATGTCGAATTGAGCGTTATGTGCCAAGACATTTATGTTCCTCCAATCAATAGAACTAACCCACGCTGGTATGTCATCGTGTGTTACCCAAGTTGTTGTGTCTTCGTCAAGCCACTTATACCCCACACCAAAAGCTTTAAACATTGGACTGCGAACATATTCTTCCGTAGTCATTTTACTTAGTGTGTAATCTTTACTGTCCCAACGAGTTTCAAAATCAACTACGAGCGTCTTTCGCTTCATCTTTCTTCTTTCGTTTGTTTTTAGTTTCTTTTTTGCATTGCTTTATATACTGCTTAAGGATTGCCAGTATACCTTCTTGAACTAAAAAGCCCAGTCCTTCTTTATCAAAGTGAACCAAGGCATCGGCAGAACCATCTTCGTTCTCCCGCACTACTTCAACTTTAATTTCCATTAGTTTAAAGTCCTATCGTTAAGTTGATCTAAAACTCTATGCCCAATCTCTGCGGCTGTTTCAGTAAGAAGAATGGGAACTTCCATTTCATCAATGTTAAGACCGCATACCTTGACACTACTTGTTTCACTATTAGCCACTACCAAAATCATGGAAACATTTGGGTCATCGGCACCTTGTTCTATGAGGTTGTATATAGCTTCTAATGCGCTTTCGGGTGTTGTTTTTTCCATTATTCATTTCTTTCGTTGTGTTCTTCAATCCATTCCATCGTTTGTAAAGCGCCGTCTACGAAGTCGATGTTTTCTTCGTTGACCACTAGCACATATCCTCTAGCGTCCTCAATCTTCTTGAGTTCGGCTTCTTGTAATGCGGTTGTTTTATTTTTACCGGCCTTACATTCTATTGCAATAAAGCGCCCTTTGTAACAGGCTATGATGTCAGGAATACCCGAACGACCATAACCCCCCATCACAGGATAGAAGTAATAAGCGCCGTACTTCTTAAGGATTTTGGTAACGGCATCCTTAACTTTCTTCTCAGGGGTTTGTGCCA